AGAGGCAACGGCAACACTACAATTACCAGAAAGGCTGACATTCCGTTTGAAGCCAGAGAACGCAACCGCTGAATGTGTGCCATCGTGCTTTGAGACTTCTGTTGTCTCGGCGGTTTGAGTGAGTGAAAAGCTCTGGATAACAACGCCAGTTTCAGCGGTTAATCCAAAGGCAATTCCGGTAAGTCCGATACTTGTAGCGGCCATTTGATATTCCTTTGTGTCAAATTATCGTGGGAACACCCGCACTTTAATCAGTTCCCAGATTGTAGAAAACACCGCCCCCGACACTAGCGCAACTAACCATAGCTTAGTTTTGATGGTGTGCGACTCCCTCTCTAGGGTGTCCACCTTTCCGTTGATCTTGGCTGTCCATTGAGCTATTTCGCTGGTGTGACGCTCTAAAATTGAAATCAATCCCACCTGCCTCTCCTCGATTCTTGCGAGTCTTTCCCTCAAATCCGCTACTTGGTCTGCGCTCATACTTCACAATCCTCTGCCCCTTCGCACACACGAACGCATAGATCGCCGTTAGTATCGTAGAACTTCTCTATGTAGCCCTCGGCCTCAAGCCATTTGAGCGAGGACATAAAATCCTCATAAGTATATTGGTGCATCATACCGGCTCTACTTGCTTGGCGTTTGCCCAGCGTCCTCGGCGGCTTGCATCATATCATAGTTAGGTAGGCCGGTGTTCTCGGCTGGCCGTGGCGAGCAGGAGCAGAGCAGTACGCCCGCAAGGATTATGGCAATCATTGAACGTCGAGCAACCACGATCCAAAAGATTGCATCTCTGCGGCTCTTGAAGATGTGGGTGTAACTGTTGTGTGATTAATACATTGAATCTCTGGTCCGAATCTATTTGAGCTAGCGGCCGTTGTTGGCCCGCCAGTTAAAGTCAATAAAGGCGTGGGACTAATAACAACATTAGGGACGGTTGAAGAATTACCAGCGTACAGGTTTAGGTTGCCAGCACCATCTGATTCAATCATAACGGCAAAAAATCTATTGTCTGAAGCACTTTCACCAAATCCATTTGTAAGCGTTGTGTAAGAACTGGGGGTTAAATAAGCTGAATTAAACCCTATTAACCTCGCTTGAATTACAGATGATTGCAGAGCAAATTCAGCCCCAAAACCTTTTACAGTTAGCCCATTCTGCTCGGCAAAAGGAGCGTCCGTTGCGTTGCCAGTTCCGCTAAACACAATTCTGATTTTTGAATTTGTAGAGGCCATATACATCGCACCGCTAATCGAAAATCGGATTCTTTTTGAATAATCAATAGTTGATGCTCCGCCCTGAATAAATGTTTCGAGTGGATCGTACCATCCAAACTTTCCGTGCCCACCAGCGGCAGTCCCGGCACTCAGATTTAATGCATATGAACCACTGCTAAATGCAGCTGAGCCTGTTGATCCAGCACCGCTTGTTCTTGTGTATGAACCTCCAAAACCAAGCCTTCCAGTTCTAGTTCTTCCTACTCCAAAAAGCTGCTGATCAATCGTGTTAATCGGCCCTGTAAAAAGGTTGCCCATTGTTATCCCTCAAGGATTGACCAAGCCGCCCCTGTTGTTGCCCCTAACCAGTAAACCGCACCTGTTGGGCAGAACGAATCAAATACAATGCCAGACCCAGCGGATAGTTGTATTCCTTGCGTGGTTGTTGGAGAAAAACCGATGCCCATCGTCACGCTTCCGATTGAAATATTTTGAGCAAAAAGATATTTGCGGGAGGTGTTGGTGACTGCGGTGGTAATTTGTGCCGTGTTTGCAGTTGTTACAGAACCAAATCGTGTTGTTAATGCTCCCGATGGATTTGCAGAAATTGATGCTGTAACCGAACCAATCTGAGCTGTCCCAGCCGCCAAAGCGGGAAGCGAGCCAATAGTGACGCTGTTACCTACCGTAACGGAGGAGATGCTGATGGGAACCGTCCCGCTGATTGATGCGGTAACAGACCCAATCTGCGCCGTTCCAGCCGCCAATGCTGGTAGCGAGCCAACGGCAACATTCAAATAAGCAACTGTGGATATATCTTGATATGTGAGGCTTTTTAAACTGCCCGTGACAGAGCTTGCCTGCAGACTGGCTGTAACGCTTCCGATTTGTGCTGTTCCTGCCCCGATGGTGACCGTTCCCCCGCCAATCGTGACTACGCCGATGCGGTTTGTTCCAGCGGGGAGAGCTGAACCGACGGTGACTATGCCCGTGATGGGAAGGGGCGAGCTAGAAGAAACAATGGAAAAATTGTTAATAACGTCATTAAATCCTATTGGAATTGCATTTGCTACATTATCGCCACCACCAATTCCTATTTCAAAATTGGCAGGATTCCCAGCCCCATCTTGACCAACTATATTTGCCGTCACCGTGCCAGAGATGGCGGGGAGGGAGCCGATCGTTAGGCTATTTCCCACCGTCACCGTCCCGCCCACGGTAACTGCGCTTGCTCGCAGTTGCACGTCAGTCAGGCCGCCGGTAACGGTCACCTGCCCCATGGTAACGGTGATGCTTTCTAGTGCGTTAAGCGATGTCGGCCCCAGCTCAACGGTGCCGGTAACGGTGCTGCTGGTCGCTTGATCGTCAAAGTAGATAACGAGCGCGGCCGTGGTAGTCAGGCCGGCGGTAGTCGCCACCAGGGTGAGTGCGGTATTTGCGCCAGAGGTAAAGGCAGAGGCGGTGACGGAGCTATCCGCAAAGTTGTACATAATCCGCCCGCGATCGGCGGCCGTCACGAGCAGGAGCTGGTCGCGATCGATGTTTAGCCCGGTAAGCGTAAGGACGTTAGTCGTGGGTGAATAAGAGTAATTTGACCAGACTTGCTTCATATTGTGTTATTCCTTGTCATCCTAGGGCGATTGCCAGCGCCACGGCCGTGCCGGTGGTCACGCCACCCGCTGCGGCCCCACCCGTGACGATGGGCGTACCTACGGCCACCGTGATGCTGGCAGGCCCGCAGACTGTGGCGGTGATAGGCATTATTCGGTCACCTCACCCGCAATGGATACCGATCCTTGCAGCAGGCGGATTTTAGTGGCGGCCGATGTGGTCAGAAGGAGATCCCACTTTCCTCCGCTGATGGGTAGAGCTGAGGCCGTAGCTGCGTTCAACGCCAGGGTAAGGCTGCCGGTCGTGCCTGTAGCAGTAACGGTCGCAAACGTGGCAAGCAGGTTGCCGTTGTAGGTATCGCGGATCTGCGCGGCTGCGGTTGCGCCAGCCAGCGAATACGTTGCGCCAGTACCGTCCTTTACAGCCACCTCAAGGGCAAGATCCACGCCCTGTTCTACGGTTAGATTATATACGCCAGCGGCCATACTTCTGGATGGCGTGTGTCAAAGGCTAGTAGTCAATGACGGTGATACGATAATCAGCCGTTCCAACAGTTTTGCTGGTGTTAGAGCCATTGATGGCAGTCATACAGACAGTGTTGGCCGCAAAGACTACGCCCTGCACGACAACGCCCCCAGATACCACCGACGGAAGGCCGACCCAAACAAGATCACCAACTGTGGCACCAGTTACTGTCACATTCCCTGCGCTTGTGCTATGCCCCGCAAGCGTGCCAAAAGCCAAGGAGGCCGTGGTGGTTAGGGTTTGAGCAGATTGGGGAAGCACGCCGTAGGTTGTCCCGCTTGCAATTAACCCGACATTGATTAAGCCCGATACCACATTGATGTTTGAGGGCTTGGCGGTGAGTGCTGAATTGTAGAAACCCAATAAGCTGCTTTGATGAGAAAGGCCGGTGGTAGAGTTTATAACCACATCAAATCCAGAATTAGCAAGTAAAAGTCGATTACCATAATCAAATGAAGCCATCGCAGAAGCATCATATAATGTTCTGTTAGTTTGATCTACATTAGATGTCGAATCCTCCACAAAAAGTGCGTTGGCTTCTGATTTTGTGTAGTAGGCGGCTTGATTGCCGGGGACAGTTGAGCCAGCGGTGATTAAGTCTTTGCGGAGCGTAACTGTTCCTTGAAAAACTGTTTTAGGTGTGCCGCCTTGAGTAAGCTCAATTTCAAGCGTAGGGGTGATTGTGTCTGTGCCTGCATCCGCAAACGCATCCTCCACCTCTGCGGTGTTAATGGTGAGCGTGGTTTGTTTGAAGGGAATAAAATTAATGCCAGAAGCATCTAGTTGTAGAGCGGTCGTGATATTTGTTTGAGCGAATCGCCCAGTAAATTGAATGATGTATCCTTGTTTGCCGTTTTCTTGCACGGAGATGTTGGAGGTAATTGTATTGATGCCCGATGAAATTGCCCCTTGAACGCTGACTGCCGAGGTGAATGGGGCGATGCCAGTCGTGCTTGTCCCGCCCCAGTTTAGGCTGAATAAACCGCCACGCACTCTCGGCCCCACCGTCAGTTCGTAAGTCTCGTTTGTCCCTGTGCCTCCATCGGAAAGTTTTGTTAAGACTAACTCGCTGGCGGTGGATGCAGTCGTAAAGGTGTCGGCATAAACGATTGGATTACGGACTAGCTTAACAACTTGCTGTGCCTCGATGCTAGCGGCTGGGTTTCTACGAGTGCCTACCAGTACAGAGCTAGTCGGGAAAAGGGTGAATGAATCTGACCCAAAGGACATTGCCGTGTTAGGCTGGGTGGCGGTTAGTAGATACGAGCCAAAAGTATCTGAGCCATAAAGAGCAACCGTGGAAACATTGTTTGAGATGGCGTTATACACGCAGACAGCGGTGGCGTTGAAAGGAATGGCTGAGGATGTGATGCCGTTGATGTTTAGCTTAAACGACCCGCCAGAGGGTGCTTCCTCGATGTTACCGATGGCGGCCTTAAGGGAGGAGCTAGATAGATCGATGTCGTCTAGTGAGCCGTTGGGCTGTTTTTCTAGTAGGCGTAGGCGCAGGGTATAGGTGTCGTTGCGGGTTAGTGTGGGCAACGCACCACCTACCACGCTCCCTCCGTCCACAAGGTTTCCAGAGGCGGTATCAATGTATAGGTCTAGGGTAGCGGCCATTTAGGGTGAGTAGGTGTCAATTTTAGCCGATCCCGAAGGCTTGAGTAGAGGTGGCTCCGGGGTAAATAATATCTTCAAATGTTGAGCCGTTATATAAAAATCCTATGTCTGTGCCTGCAACTTGTGCGAAGCCAACAACGTTTGATCCGTCAATGTTAATGGCTTGGGTTTGAGTTGCTTCTGGGTAAATAATATCTGTAAAGGTTGAGCCGTTATATAAGAATCCTCTGTTTGTGCCTCCAACAGTTGCAAAGCCAACAATGTTTGATCCGTCGATTCCGTTGGCAATGGTTGCACTTGCTCCGGGATAAATAATATCTGTAAAGGTTGATCCGTTATATAGAAAACCTATAGTTACTCCTGAGCGAAACGTTCGTCCAACAATGTTCAAACCGTCGATTCCGTAGGCAAGGGTTTGAAATGCTCCGGGGTAAATAATATCTGTAAAGGTTGAGCCGTTATATAAGAATCCTTTGTTTGGAGGAATGAGAAATACTTCACCAACAATGTTTGAGCCGCTGATTCCGTAGGCTTGAGTATAGGTGGCTCCGGGGTAAATAATATCTGTAAAGGTTGAGCCGTTATATAGAAAACCTATAGTTACTCCTGAGCGAAACGCTCGTCCAACAATGTTCAAACCGTCGATTCCGTAGGGAATGGTTGTACCACTTGCTCCGGGATAAATAATATCTGTAAATGTTGAGCCATTGTAAATAAAACCGCGAATCAGTCCGCCCACAGTTGCGTAACCAACAATCCTATACGCAGGACTAATCGGTTGCGTTGGCGTAGTCCCACCACCCACCGGCTGTAAATAGCTCACTCTCGTGCCATCATAATGCGGCTCTACATACATTTGATTCCCAGCCGTGAGCTTATATTGCCGCAACAGATCGGCGGCATACTCGGTGCGATTGATAATGTCATTAACCAGATCGGTAGTAAGCCTTGTCCCGCCAGCCACCTTCGACAGCCGCGGCCGAATCATTGCGTAACTGCGTTAATGACCGCACCTTGAGCCGTAAAGTTTATCTGAATGTTATTCCCTGCGATTGGCTTTTGATTTTGTGCGACTAAGACCAAGTCCTCAATACGATCAATGATGCTATTAATGTATTCGGAGGATATGCCCACGCCGTCTGGTGTGGGGCGAATGGTGCGAAGGGGCTGGCTTTTGCCCGGCAGTTTTGGCGGTGAAGGATTTTCAGCCATAACCTCAGAACCCGTAGTTCACTTCAGAGAAGGCGTTGACCTTTGCGAAGTTAATCGTGCCATCGGTCTGATAGAATATGTCTGTGCCGCGGAAGTATTCGGTAAACTGCTCCTCGATCTGATTGAATAGTCCACGCCTTTGAAAGCTAATAGATGATTGCACATATCCTGCATAAATCCATTCATGTAAGGGGGCGTAAGTAATAATGGGCGGCTGTGCAATTCCTCCGATGCCTACTGGATTTGCTTTTATGTATGATTCAAAAGCAATGTTGGCGGCACTTTGCAATTCAGCAGAATTTTTACTACGCCGATATTCTCTGCCTCTTGGGTTTGGGGGCAAAGTAGTTCCGTTGATGCTTGTTGGCATTAACTTTTTTGTGGGGAGTGTGAGGTTAGTCCCGCCAAGGTTTAGAGAAATGTTGCCGCCTTTAAGCGTATCAAAGAGCGAGTCTTGCGTTATGTATTTAACAACGATGGCCGCATCTGCTCCAAATACGCCCACGCCGGGTTGTCCTACGGCTGTGATATACGCATTAGGCAGGCCAGTCGCATAATCCAAGCCAACATAGGTGACGCTCAGATCCGCAAGATCGCCGTCAATCGGGTTCACGGCCGTCGTTTCGACCAGCATCCTTGTATATTTTGTCGTCGCTGCGGAGAAGGCACTGTGCGTTGTGCCAGAATCAGGCTCTAGCGTTCCAATATCCGCAAGCCGAATCGTATAGTTTTCTACAAGCGTTACCAATCCGTCTACAGATGTGGATCTTGCGGTTTTGCGTAGGATCTTTCCTCCCGCATTCAGCACTGTATTAACTATGCTAGCAGCCATATCAATAAGCCGACTTCAAAATCGGTACTCCTAGTTTATCGTCGATTTTTGTTAAGATATTCGAGACGATTTTCTGCATGGTATCGAAGCTGTTCAGCAAATCGGTGTTTTGTTGCCTCTGTAAATCTCCCTCGGTTTGCGTCAGTGCATTAATTTTTTCATTGTCTCTAAAGCTGCGACGTTCCCCTGGGGTTGCGCCTATGCCAGAAATTAGGGATATATCGGTCTGCCTTTGTTGCTGTTGCCTTTGAATATCAATCTGCCGAATCAATCCGCCCATGCCCATACGTTCGGCGGCGGCCCTAACGCGATCTAGGATGGTTCCCGATGCCTCCATCCCCCGCATAACCAGCTCCTTGTTTTTGATGGCAGTTTCCTTTTCAAGCTGAAGGATTCTGCTTTTCTCGTCTCGGGCAAATTCCGCATCGCGCATCATCCGATCAAAAAGCGTCTTATCGCGGTTAGCCTCAAGTCTTGCGGCTTCTTGAATGTCGTAGATTTGCTCGTCGTATAGTCTCTTGTCTAACTTTTTCTTTTCTTCAGCAACCGCCGCCATAGCGTCCGCGCTTTCCGTCACATCGACTGCACTTTTTCCTGACTTGCCAGACCCCGCTTTAGCTTGATCAAAGAATTTAATTAGAGGTTTTATAGCGGCAAATCGAGCATACGCCTCAACCGCATCCATAATTGACGTTGCCGTGACTCCAAATACTAGACTGGCAAGATTTTGAAATTGTTTAAGTGAATCAGAAAGTGCGGAAAGGCTGGCAATTTGCTGATCACTATAAACTCCAATAGCTTCACCTTGATCAATAATTGACGCAGATCCTTGGTTTAAAACTTTAATAAGATCGGTTTGCGCTTTTCCAAGCAGCTCATTTACAATAATAAACTGCCGACCTTCATTTGCTCCGCTTGCAAAGCTATCAGATATTTTCAGCAGTATATCTTCAGGCTTCATTGAGCGAAGTTCATCCAAGCTGATGCCGACTTCGGCAAATGTGCCGGCCAGTCCACTGTCGCCTGCTAATGCTTTTTGCTGAGCTAGTGAGAGCTTGTTTAAGCCTGCTGATACCTGATCAATTCCGCTGCCAAACACACTGGCTGCGTTGCCCAAGAGCTGCAATTTGCTGGCAGAAACGCCAAACTTTTCAGCAATATCCTGCAACTGATCGCCTTTCTCGATTGCGCTAGAAAAGCCTGCGATAATTTTGTCGAATGCAAAAGCGCCAGCTATTAAGCCACCCGTAGTTTTGGCGAATCGCATTACTGACGACTGAGCCGTGGCTAGACCACGATCAAAGCCGGATGCGTCTAGTGCGAGCTTGGCTGTGGCGACGGCGTCCATTATAGACCCGCCTTTTTGCGCTCATAATTAGCTATGATGGACAGCCGCTTGATCATTTTTATCACCTGTATGTCAATAGACTTCTGGACTGTGGATTTGCTGATTACGTTAGCTATCCATGGGATTGTATTTGTCATTGAGATATAGGGCTTTGAAAAAGCACCTGTCTTTACTTGCGATCTGTCCACTACACGACCGCCGCCTGTGTGTCTATATATCCACTTTGGGATACCTCTAAATCCTCCGAGAATGCCAGCACAAACGGCCCAGCCTGACTTTGCGATACCTACATTCCCACGCTTTTGTTTGAAGTATCTAGCCAGCTCGGTTTCCTTCGTTACTACCTGGCGTACAAATTGATTTTTAGGCACTCGCTTATTTTTTCCAAACCTTGCGTTATCGTGGGCACTGCCGCGATCAAACTCTCCAATCCTCGTATATACGTAAGGTTTATAATTAAGCCTATCAATTAAAGCCTGCGCTGCAGTCTGCGCTCCGATTCCTTTTTTGCCTTTACCAAATGATTTGCCCAGGACAAGAGCGGCCAAAGCTGCAGCCGCTTGTTTTGCGTTTTGCGTTTTTGTTTTTCCTATTGGAATTGGAAGTGATCCAATTTCACGTACGGCCGTAGAGCTTGTTTTGTAAACGCGATCTATATCCCGCGTAACGGCCTTTTCGCCTATTGCCTTTGCCTTTGCATTCAATCCAAAAGGCTGGGTTGAATTAGCCAAGCTAACGCAAAGGGAACGAGCCTGAATGCGCATTTCTTTGGCGGCCTCAAGTTTTGTATTCCCTACAAAAGCCTTGAGAGCTTGTTGCAATTTGATCGGATTAATCGTAAGGCTGGCGCTCATAGTCCTAACGCTTTCTCTATGTCACGGAGATCTGTGCCGATTGCCGAGTATGGCCGACGCAACTTGGCTCCGTTCATGTACATAAAGACATGCTCTGCCTGATGCACAAGATGTAGTGGAATGTCCCACAAGATTGTTTCCATCGACCACCCGGTCTCTTTTGCCAGGACGAACACGCACGAGGCGGTTCCGCCTGGCGTTACTCGTTTCCCGGCGGCGGCGGAACGCCAGATGGAATGACGTTTACTTTTGGCTTATTGGATTCGGTTAGGATATTAGCGACCAAAAGACTGGCCGTATCTCGATCCTGTTCACTCATTGTTTCAGACCATTCCATCACTTTGTCTCGGAATAATTCTTTATCCCACGCTTGCTTCAGGGCTGCTTTCCGATTTTTTGCCAGCAAAATATGGATATATATGAAAGCGTAAACAAAAAAGATAGGGCTATCGGCCTGGTCACGCACCTGAATCATCAACAGCCGACTACCCTCTGTATATGGCGCGAGCTTTTGATCCTTAAAATATCGATCTCCCGATATAAAGGCTTGATCTAATTCTTGTTGCAGGCTTTCTTCACTCATAGTTTTTTTAGCATCGCCCGCTTTAGTTCTGGGCTAGCACGCTCGCTGACTAGCAGAGTCTGCCCGCCACGTTGTATCGACATAATAGGCTCGGCCCTCTTCATTAGGCCCAGCAACGTCTCCCTGTTCTCAAGGGCTGCTCTTACGTATCGAATGGGCGATTCTGGATCTGATTTCATATCCGCCCAAGTGCGCTCCATTTCGGCCTTTGCGTCATCCCCGCCCGATATTGTAAACCAAAAAGTAAACTGCCGTTGACCTGTGTCTTCTTTAATGATGCAAGTAACGGGATCGGATTGGCGTAGCTTAGCCCCAAAGGCAGAAGCGGCCGCCGCTACTTTTATGTTTGTTGTACCCCAGAAGCTATCAACCATATTAGGATCTCATTAACCGCCCTTGCGGGCTTAGGTCATGTTAGGGAAACGAGTCGCAGAGACGTCTACAGTGACAAAGCCGTCCGAGGCTCTATTGACTGTGACAGAATCCACGATGATCTTGCCGCCCGTGCTGGTTGCGTTGGCTAGCGTCGTGAGCACCGCGCCTGCCGTAGTGGCATAAGCTCCGGTAATAGTGGTAGAAAAGGCGAAGGTATCGGTGGGATTGTAGATTCCAACTCCGACCACCTCGCCGCTTTGATTTCTAACTTCCGCACGTTCTACGTTGCGGGTTTCTGTGAAAGATTGTACGAGGCCACCCGATTCAGCAGTGATACCGAAAAGAAGGCCAGATGTTCCGATTGTTGTGGCTGCCATATTGCCTTAAATTTTGTGTCAACTTGCGATGGAATTAGGCATGGCAATCACTGCCAGCCGGTAGGTGCGACGCATGGTGCGCTCCTCATCGTCGGCTTCAGGCTCTACGGAATCGACCTTGGCGTTATAGCACCGGGCAGATCCGATTGCGGTGGTGGCATTAAGGCGAGTGGCCAGCGAGCTAGAGTCAAAGAAAGCCTGCAACACCTTACTGCACTTCTGGGTATGAGCATCGACGGTGGTATCGTCATAAGAATCCTCCACAATAATATCTACCGGGACGCTAAAAACTCCCGATCCTTGCACCGGCTCCTCCGTGCCCAGGGTAGCTTTAATAACGATGGATGGCGGTAAATTCTCAGTCTTGTCGTGGCTAAGGTGATAATTAACGCCAGTAACTGTAGTGGCTAGCAGCTCTTGTAGGGCTGCTTCGACAAGGCGATCGAGCATGGTGACGGCGGGCATAGTTACAGCTCCACGTCAACGCGGCCCGGCCAAGGCGCGATGTTGTCCTGCGCCCATTGTTCCTTTTGTGACAGAAAATAAGTGGGGCGATCTTGGCGCAAGGCAAACGCTAGCACGGCCGGAGCTGAGTTAATTGTCATAAACTTGTTAGCGTGCTTAATGGCTTGAGCCATTTGTACGATGCTTTCCGCAGTCCAGTGTCTTTTGTGAAAGTAGTATTTGCTCTCGCACATAATTATATAGTCACCCAACAGCTCTGATGCCTTTTGTTGAATATCCAGCGTTGGGTAGTTCCATGCCTGGCTGATTCCTAGTGGTGCAAGCAGGTTATATTCATCAGGTAGGCCGGGTGGCGGCCCGTCTGGCACGCAATCCAACACGATCTTACGAGCTGCTCCCGCAATCGCTGGGTGCTGATAGACAAAATCCAGCCATGAAAGGCCGGACTGGCGGAATGCGTTGTATCGATTCGGCCAGATTTCCAGCTCGATGCGTTCGCCCTTGCCTTCCCCTGGCGCCACCCAAGTAGCATAAGAGACAAGATCCAAAGCACCCGCATATTGCGGTAAGCATTCGATCTGCACTTCGTCGCTTTGTGCCAGATACTTTGCGGCTGGCAGGCACTGCAACACGTCGCCTAACCGCTGATGATAGACAATCGTTTTCAATTTCGCTCCGCAATTACGGTGATGATATTTGCCTTTCCGTCAGGCAGCGTCCCGCGAATCTGATCCTCTGGGCATCCAGTCCAAGTGACGGTATAATCGGAATAGGAAAGTAAGGTTCGCAATCCTCGCTCATTGAAATGGTGGAAGTGTTCATTTGGCCTGCGGTGTTTCCAGTCGCGGAAAGAATCTGCGCCAGCCGTTTCGTGAAGCAGTGGGCAAGAGATTACAACCGCCTCTGCCCGCAGGCCACGAAGTGTTCCACTTAGATCCGCATCTTCAAAGTGTTCCAAGCTGTCGAAGAATGTGACGATGCCGACTGACTTGGACATAGTTTCGCTACGCTCTACACCGGCAGGAAGCGGATAACCGCTGATGTCGTACCCGAGCGCCTTGTGATCTCTAGCATGGCAATGCCGCAAGAAATCTCCGTTTCCATAGCCAACATCTAACACGCTGGAAAAGCTCCCAAAATAAGAACGAATTACATCATAACGCAAGGCACTCATGGCCTGCGTTGTGGTGTAGGTATCGTAGCGCTCTTTTACATACGCTAGGTCGTAGGAGGGACTTTGGCCTGTTCGCTCTTCTTGCCACCAGTGACCCCCGTGGATTCTGCGGTAGCCTTCGATCACGGATTCCGTTCCTTAAATATCTTCTCGCCTAGCTCGTAGTTTTCTTTGGCGTTGTGCCGTTTAAATTCCGCGTCCTGAGTTGCCCCGGTGAAGAGCGGATTGTTGTGAGTGAATACGATGTCCTTGGCGGGAATGATGACGCCGTCCTTCGCCCCTCGTAAGCTGTACTCGTTGTCGCTAAATATGCCTGAGCATGCGTCGTACTCCGGCGCAAAGAGCGTGCCCTGCTGCGCCAGCCTGGCTTTCGTCAGGATCGCCATGCAAAGCAGATCGTCCTTACGATGGCCGTCAGAGATTGCGAGCACTGCGGGCTTGCTGGTATCGCCTAGGCGTTCGGTGATGATTGCGTCCCAGTGCAGAGGAGGATCCCAATCGTCAGATCCTTGTATGATGATCTCGCCCCGGGCTATGGCTGCGGCTCGATTCCAAGCGGCAATGCAGCCGCCCTCACCTTTAACTAAGTTCCAATTTTTTAGCGGCTCAGAGCTGGGGTCGTTATTGTCGCATGAAAAGATCCACTCGACTGAGGCAGGATCTGCTGCTTTTTTCATCCACAAGATTCGGGCGTTAATCGCTTCTTGGGGTCGACCGCGGGTGGCGTGGCAGACGCTAATCTTTACCGGCTTCTGCGATCGCCACATTTTCTCGATCTTGTCGGCTTCGGTGGTATCGCCCACAGCTCGGCAGGCCGCCAGATAAAGATCGATGCACTCAAAGTCATAGACGGTGCGTTGGGCGTTCCAGATCTTTAAACCCGGATCGGGCTGAACCATGGCCGATTTTAGTAAGTGGTAAGCCTGTAACCACGCACCCACGCTGGCTTCTTCCCTAGCTAAAAAGTAAATGGCTTCCCTGCGCCCAGGATTCATCTGATGCGCCTTGTGGTATAGGCCAATCCTAACGGTGCGATCTTGCGTAGCCGTGGCCTCATTGCAGGCCGCTTCGTAAGCCAAGGTCGCCTCTTGCCCCGGCCAGATCGCGGCCACGTGCGACCATGGCAGTGACTCGTTCCGCTTATTGCCCAGAAAAAGCTCCTGTTGAAAGTAGTAAGCATACTTGCCCGCCTCACTAAGCTGGCCCTGCAAGATGCGTAGATTGCGGTCGGCGCTGTTTGGCTTGTAGCCGCCAGGATGATGCTCCACCCACACCTGCTGCTCCCCGACAGATTCATAGCCTGGCAGTGGTAAAAGCGCTTCGTGAACTGCGTAGTGCCACCGGCCCGACCATTGCCCATCCTCTAACCTCTTAACCATTCTTTCCCTTACTGGGGTTAATTTGGCGTTTATAACGTTATAAACGCCTGCGTAGATGCCGAGCTTGGGATTCTGTTCAAATGCTTCTACAGCCCTTTTAAGAGCGTTTTTGAGGTCTTTATGAGGCAGGTCATCGCAATCCACCCAGAATGCGTAGTCGCCAGTACACGCATTCAATGCGCAGTTCCTAGCGGCGGCAAAGTTGTCGATGTGTTGCCATGACGCTGCGGCCGGTGCGTTGTGATACTCGACTATTTTAGCCCCCGACTTTTCCGCTATCGACCGGGTGCCGTCATCAGGCCGGCCACCCTGCGCCATGCACACGACTATCTCATCACACACAGGCTCAAACGCCTTGAGGGCGCGGTCGATAAACTGAGCCTCATGGCCGGCAATCAAGTACAGAGAGATTTTAGGATTTCGAGTAGCCATGCTAAAACTCTCGCAAACCCAAGACGTAAGAGCCGATTGAAGTATCCAGGGTAACGATGCGGAAACTGACTGAGTTAGCGACTAGGACTGAGCCGATCGTGGGGGCCGTAGCGATCCCTGTGATATCGATGGTGAAAGTGCTGTTAAGATCTAGGTCAAACCCGCCCAGCTCAACCGCTTCCTTGCGTGTAATCGTGGAAAGAATGCCCGTAACGCTTGTCGATCCGATGGTCGCCGCCGTGCCCGTTTGGTCGTAAAGGGCGGCCAAACTTTCTTTGAGGCATTCGGTAAATTCAGACATGAGAGGATTTCTTAAAGTGGAAAGGGCGGTGAGCCGATTGGCCCACCGCCCTCCCCGAGTGAATTAGCTACCGTTGATACGTACGAGGCTGTTCGGCTCTCCCGCTTTCACGCCGTAAATCAAGGCGTAGGTGCGTTGGAGCTGGCCTTTGACCACGTCGTAGTTCTCGCGAACCATGACGGATAAGCCAGTGCGGGGTTCCGTCACAACCGAGATGTCTCCAGGAATGGGGACTCCCGTTGGTACTTCAGGAACGCGAGCTGCAATCAGCAAGGCTTCTTGCTGGGCGAAGAATCCGCCAAGCGTGATGCTGTTGGAAGGCACTGCGCTGTACTGGCTGATGTTGAATCCGGCCACGTTGCCGATCCCAGCCGTGCGAACGAGGTCGCCCGAGATCTGAGGATTGGCCACGACGGTCGTATCATTCAAGAGCGCACCGTAGAAGCTGGGGTTAAGAACTGCGTACCGGCCGTTGACCGGCGAGTTGTTGTTGTTGAGGGTGATTCCGGCCGACACTACCGAACGGTAGGAGAAGGCGCTGGAAGCAACCGTCAATGCGTTGGTAAAGGTGGAGGAAGTCACGAGGGCCAACAGATCCCCAACCATTTGCAACCCGAGAGCGTGCGCGGCTGCGCCGGCAAAACGCTCGATGAGGTTGATGTTGGAGCTGGTGCGCTCTTGATCGTCCACAGAATACGAAACGTGCTTAAACTTGTTAAGAGTGATCTGCACATCCGTCTGGGTTGTCGCAGTTGCTGCGTAACCGTTGGCCTGGGAATAGTCCTGAGCTGTGGTCGCAGAGATGCGGTGGGTGTAGACTGATGCGTTGTATTTAGCCGCTTCGCTGCTGAAATCCGTGACGGAGTTTCTGAGGAAGCTGTAATCTGCCACGAGGATCTCGAGAGCCCTCTGAGCGATTACATTGGCATTCGTTGTTCCGATTGTGTTGGCCATTGTAGTGTTCTCCTAGTGGACTGGATTACAGTCCGAGTTTGCGGAGTAGTTCCGACCGACGGGTCGGATTCTTTTCCGCGTTGAATTGATTGAGGATTTCTGCCCGGCCGAGCGGTTGGCTCGATTCAGCGGGAACCGCCACTGCGCCAGCAGC